GAAAAAGATTATAATTATTCTTGGATTTTTATTGGTAACCCTATTAGGTTACGGACAAGTACCAACACCGAATTCGGCAAATAACAACACTTATTGTTTGAACGATGTTCAAGTTTATGGTGACCAAATTATTGACCCATTGGCGGCATATACTTTTAGTATAGTACCGGCAGTCCCATTTACACTTATATCAAGTGATGACCAAATACAGGTCACTTGGTCTGTTGCGGGGATATATACAATTAACATAACCAAAACTATTGGTTTATGTAGTTCAACTAGTTCGGCAACAATAACCGTATTACCACCAACAATACCTGTTGTCATAGTTGATGCCTTATGTCAAGGAAATGGAACGATAAACCTAACATCCAATCCACTTGGGACTAATCCTGTATTTGCGGGAACTGGTGTTACCGGATCAGTATTTAACGCCTCAGGACTAGCAACAGGGGTTTACCCAATCACATTCACATCAACAGATGTTAATGGATGTCCTATGAGTGGTAATGGGTCAATTACAATAACACCACCACCATCAACACCTGTTATATACACAGATTAAAATGTTACATCCATATTTAAAAACAATATTAATTGTCTTTATTTTATTGTTCGGTGGTTCATTAAATACTCAGATAAGTAGAGAACCTCAGATAATAAATCTATGTGATACATTGTATATTGATAAAAAATATTGGGTGGATGGATTACCTGGATATCAAAGTCGTTGGATAGTAGAGCCTGGCGTGAATGCTCAGGGGTTACAAGATAATACTTTATTTGTTAGATGGGATGAGCCGGGTCAGTATACCATAATTGCTCAATATACGAATGGTAATTGTATCTCACAAACCGAAGTGATTGTAAAAGTTGAGGGATGTCCTGAGTTAAGTATATATGTTCCAAACGCATTCACACCAAATGACGACAACCTAAATGAAACATTCGGGGCTTATGGATTTGGTCTTGATAAGTTTAATATAACAATATTTAATAGGTGGGGTGAATTAATATTTGAAAGTGATGATATTAATAAACAATGGAATGGAACTTATAAGGGTCAAATATGTCAGGAAGATGTTTACGTATACCATATAGTATATAAGGGGTTTAATCGTGGGTATAAAGATATTTATGGTAAAATATTATTAATTAAATGAACATACAAGTAAATAAACATCAGTTAGAGAGGGTTGTTATCAAGTGGTTAAACAATCACTTTGGTAATTTAACGCAAAAGAAACATAAATATTATCCTGACTCAGTATTTTACGTAAATTCTAATGATAAGGTTATGATGGAATACAATCCGGAGTATGAAAATTTTTATATCGATTATAATCATATTTGGGGAAAAGTTGAATCGTTATTTCACCTTAACTATCATGTAATTCATTCAATTATGAAGGTATGGTTGAAAGAGACATACAAATTGGAGGGAGTAAGACCAATGGATAATGATTTCAATTGGCCGGATGGCCTTATTTGGTTGGAGGAGACCTATAAATTAAAAAATAGAATATGAACGTACAGGTAAATAGAAATCAAATGGAGAGAGTTGTCATCAAGTGGTTAAACAAACGCTTAGGTAACTTAACACCAAAGAAACATAAGGATTTTCCTAATGTGGTATTTTATGTGGATTCTAGTAATAATGTTATACTTCAATACATTAAACTAAGTGAATATGTCTATATTCATTATGGTGATATTTGGTCACATTTGGAAAATATATTTCACATTGGACACAATGACATCAAATCAATTATTGAGGTTTGGTTGGAAGATACTTACAAATTGAAGGGTGTGAGACCAATCAGAAACAGTAACGCATCCATTTTCAATTGGGAAGAACTTACAAATTAAATAACAACAATATCCCCAATCATATCCTTAACCAACCAAGGTTTCTTACCAAAAGGATCCTTTAAGTCATCCAACAAGTCATAAGATTGTAATTCATTTTTAAGTTCGGACACATCAAAATTAAATACATCCAACACCATAGATTTAATATATTCGTTAGGTAATAAACTATCATATAAAGATATGTCTATTTTAACTTCCATATCATCATCAACCTGACTTGAGAATCTAAAATCAATACTTGATGAGTTGGTAATGTTAAACAAATGATTGACAATATATTCAGAATAGTAGTAACCCAATCTACCTGTATCCAAACCATAACCATAAGGAAATTCTGATGTTATAATCATAGATGGGTATTCATAATAATCAAAACCGATAACCTCCTCCTCAGATTCAATAACAGACCTACCATTAACCTCATTTAACGAGTTTATTGTGTTAATCAGGTCTTCGTGTCTATCTATAACAGATTGAGTGTATATAGGTCTCTCAGTGGGATAAAACGAATGCCATCTATCTTTAGGTAGGATTTCAGTATTATACTCAATAATATCAATGATATTAATATTCTCTAAACCTAAAAATTGATAATTGTTTTTATTGTCACTTAAGAATGTTTTCTTTATTTCGTTTAAATCAACATACTCTTCTTTATCTGTTTTACCTTTGACTAAGAAGAATGCCCCACAATCTGAAACTTGTATCATAGTATTGTGACTAAACTCTTTAACTATGTAATCGGCGAATAAATTTACTAAACCTTTTTTTGAATTTAAATTAATATATTTCATATCTATTGTTTTGATAATTAATAGATAAAATAAAATTAGGGATAAATAGTATTTGACAATAAAACTATAATTTTATATGTTTAACTAAAAACTAAAATATGGATATTGATATAAGTGTTGACGAAATGTTATACGGTATGACTCGTTCAGAGAAAAGAGAAATGCTAGAATCATTACTGGATGATATGGATCATAAAGTAATTATGGAGTGTTTAAAAAACTCAAACGTAACAAGTAAGTTATCCAATGTAGTTTCAAAAGAATCTGATGAGGACTTTAATATGAAAGTTATGTCTTTAATTAATAATAGATATAAACTTTCATTTCAAGAAGAGTTATTTATAACTAATCTTTGTGGGAGAGTTAATCCTTAGTATATGTAATCATCAAATGATGAGTTTAAGTTGTTCCTAACATCAATGTGGTCAGGGTAATCAGGTATTCTACCTAATTTCAGACATTCATATTTGCTACTATAATTAAATAGTTCATTTACTAATGAATTAAAACTCCAATAATTTTGTATATTATCAGTATAACCCTTCTTAGCGTCAATAAAATCACCAATAACTAAAGGAAATAATTCTGTAATATCAAATCTATATTTGTTTATATTTCTTAAACTTTCATCTTTCACATACTCACCTTCCCCAAATAAGTCCCCAAGAGCATTCCAAACCATTTTATATAACTCATTAATATAAGCACCATTATAAGCATTTCCGTGAAGATTATACAAATCGGTTTCTAAATCACCTTCAACATAACCATTTCTAAAAAGCGTTTTGGTTGCCGATTTGTCTTTTAATATTCTGGTAATATCATCTTTTTCCAATATAACATATTCGGGATGACCTTGTTCATCGGCAATAGTTGATATTAAATCGTCATCATCAGATTCTATTTTTGTATTACCAATTTGTCTTAATAATATATTACCTAATTTATCAAGATTTTCAGGACTCAATTCCTCAATGACATCATCGTATAAATCATTAACCGTGTCATCATATGGCTCCCAAAAATCATCAGATAAAACGGAGTTCGCTATTTCACCACTAGTCATCTCTCCTCTTCTGAATTCTTCATTACAAAAAAAATCAGACAAATCACGAATATCATTAAAATTTAAATAAATTCTATCACCAACTTTAGTCACATCACGACTATAATAATCAATAGCGTTATCAATTATCTTCTCTCTATATTCAGGTTCTTTAAATAAAAAATGTAGTACGTTATTAACCCCATACTCTAAATTATCATTATCTTTCCACAAAATTTGGTCTAATTTACTCTTATGTTTAACTAATGATAAGAATCTGTGTATTGATTCGTCATGCTTAGTGCCAAAGAATACCATAAAATCATCATCACCGTTATTAAAATTCTGAATCATTTTATCTAAATTCATAGTAATATTTTACTTATAAATACAAAAAAAGGGGAAAAAATTTCCCCTCTCTTAATTTCATACCTGTCAACCCCTAACAAATAGTTTTATTTTTTGTAGTATTTCTCTACCGTTTTTCTAACCGCCTCTTGAATTGCATTATTCTGAGGTGGTGTGGCAGGTTGTTGTACTGGTTGTTGTACAGGTTGTACCGGTTCTTGTTTACCTTTGCATCCGCATCCCATGTTGTTATAATTATTAAAAGTTTATTTTACATAAATATTTAACTATTGTGGTTTAATGTAAATAATATTCAGATATTTATAAAATAAGTAATATTTAAGTTATATGGCAAGAATTATTAAATTAAAGGAATCTGACCTTGAGAATATAGTTAAGTTAGTTATTGAACAAACAGAAGATGTTCAAAATGAAGAGCAGTGGATTGAGATGACCGGAGAGGAATTTAAAAAATATGCAGAGAGAGCAAATAATAATTTGGACTTTTTGGCTAAAACAAAAATGTTTAGAGGTAAAAAGGTTAAGATAAATGGGGGTTTAAATTTAAATGATTCTTCATTTAAAAGTATGGGTCCAATAAAATATGTTGATGGAAGATTGGATATATCAAGATCTGAAATATCATCTATTGATGGTATTACAGTAACAGGAAGTATATGGGATGGAGGGACACCAATAGCAAGAAAGAGAGAGCGTATTAGAATAAATGGATTGTTGGCGGATGCTCGGCTAAGAAGGGAGAGAAATGAATGGGCAATTGAAAATGAGGACTATGATGGATTGAGAGCTCAAGCCTTATTCCAATACCTATCTTCAGAAGAACCTGATATGTTTATAACGGAAGAAGAAGAAGCTGAATTAAGACAACTTAAAGAAATGTTAGGTGGATTACTTTATGACCAAGAACAAGGAAACGATACCGGTGAATTACAAGGAAATATAGACGCAATTGAAGAGGATATTGAAGCCTTAGAAAATAAAATGGATGTATATTCATTAATACCGGGGGGTAGGTATAGAAATAGTATGTTAAATTTTGATATTATCACTGGTGATCTTTCAGGTAGAGAATATCGTGTGGGTAGTGAGGAAGAAGCGGACGCCGAGGCTTTACGATACGCAAAAGACTCAATAGATGAACTTGGTATTGAGAATTATAGTGCGGGATTTGTTCAAGATTATTTGGATGAGAGTGGAATTGAAGATTACTTCAGAGGTTTTTATGAGGATGATGTTATGAACAACACAGATGTATATTTTGATGAAAACGATCTTGGACCTACCGATGAAGAAGAAGAACATATTGAAGAACTTGAAAATAAAATAAGTCAAATGGAAGACCTACAATCTGAAACTGATATAAATTCTGACGAATGGAATAATTACGAAGAGCAGATTGACGCAATGAACGAAGAAATTGAGGAAATCCAAAATAGAGTAAGAGAACCAACACCAGCGCAGATTGAAGAAAAAGTTGATGAAATAATGCGTGATATAATGAATGACCCTCTTGATAAGTTAAAAGAGTGGGATATGCCTGTTAAAGATTGGGTTGATGTTGATGCCATGGCTCAAGGAATGGTTGATGGTGATGGATACGGAATTATGAGTGGTTATGATGGTTCGTATGATTCTGAATATGTTTTAGAAAAACAATATATCATTATTAGAAATAATTAATCACTTTAAACCTAAATTATTTTCACTATATTTTAAAAAAGAAGTGAAATGACAAGAAAAAAGAAAGGGTTTGAATTTTTATTGGATACCAATTGGTTGTTCCAAGAGCCGATAGATGCAGAGCATAAGGAGTATATTTTATTGAGTTACTTTCAAAAACTAAACGAAAGGTTTGATAAATATGAGGTATATCCCTCATTCATTGAGTTATCATTACATTTTGCGAACATACAAACTCTTATTAAAGAGGGTAGAATGATGACCACCGAAAAGAGGTTTGAATATTGTGACGATGAGTTATTGATATCTGATTTGGTAACAAAACCAATACCAACATTAACGGAAGTAGAGTTAGATGAATACCAAAGAACTTTAAAATATTCAGCACCAAAAATATATGATTACTTTAACATTGCCAAATCAATATGGGGATTGGTCAATGAAAGTGTGTCCGTAACATTAAAGAAAAATAAGAGTGAGTTATATAAAAAATGTGGATACTTTTATTTTTATAATAAAACTGAGAAACTTCTATATGTTTGGGAGTATAGGATAAAGAAAAATAAAAATGATAAGGATAGCAAAAACACATCAAACTTAATCTACACAGGAAAGAAAGAGGATTTGACATTACAGGAAATTATTACTAATTTTAGTAAATGGTTAAAACCAAACGAAACCACCAAATACTCAATATTTGAAGTTATGGGTAGCGAGGAATATCCCCTACAAGAAACACTACTACCACTCTTCAAAAGAAGAATCTTGAATTATTGTAATCAATCTTTAAGTATAACAAACGTTAAAAAATATGAATGAGGATAAAAACATATACGAAATGATTATAAAGCTTGTCAAAGAAAATCCAAATGACTATGTTTTGGGAAAACTTGTTAGAGCGTTAATTAATCAAATAGAAGATTCAAAAAAATGAACAAGAGATACCTCTCAATAGAAGCCATTAAGGACAAACTTAATACAGGGTTCGCATTCAAAGATATATTTAAGGCCGATGCTTTAATATTCTTAGATAAATTAACCAGTGATGTTTATAAGATGTATCAAAATGGTGTAAGTGAAATTGAAGTTAAAAAACAAATTAAAAATTGGGATATATGAAAACACTGAAAAACAAACACAACGGGAAATTAGAACGAGTTAAAGACAAAGAAGCCGAAGCAAAGGTTAAATTTGGATGGGATTACACCTCAAAGACAGAATGGAAAAAAGCAACACGTCAACCAAAAACTGAAACTAATGTTGAATCAACCAATGGATCCAAAACAAGAACAAAAACTTCTAAGTAAGTTAAGACAACCTGTTCATATTTCCTATATTGCTAAATACCTTTTAAAGTGTAAAGAGTTTGAAGCGAAGGAAATACTAGCACCATACATTGAAGATGGTATTATAGAGGAAAGTCCATTGGCGAAGAATTATTTCGGATTAAAAAAACAAAATTAGTATGAGCAAAATTACAGATTTCACACCTGTTGAACCATTAAAATCAAATAGGTTCTTAATTAAATTTAACGACGAGGTTAAAGTACCTGAATATCTATTTAGGAGTTTTAAAATATATAATGAAGGTGATAATTTAATATTTAAAACCAAAATATTTCAAACCGTTGATTATTCATTTAACCCCTCGGATATATTTAAAATCACTGACGTTAAAATTGAATATTTAGATCCAATTGGTGAAGTAGTAAATGGATTAAGTTTTGATGTTCAGGGTTCAAACATATCATTTAAGAATGATTACGCTGATGATAGCCTATCAACGATATATTTTCAGTTTGTAATTAATACTAAAACCATTAGTTTAATTAATCAAAATAGTTAACAGATGGAAAAAGAAATGGTAAATCACCCCAATCATTACGGGGGAAAGGAGAATCAATATGAAGTTGTGAAGGTGTGTGAGGCTTGGGATTTAGATAAGGACGCATATCTATTCAATGTAGTTAAATATGTGGCAAGGGCAGGGAAAAAAGATACCGACAAAGAACTACAAGATTTAAAGAAAGCGTTATGGTACCTCAACAGAAAAATTGAAAACTTAGAAAAGAAATGAACACCCCAATCAAATATTTCGGAGGAAAATCAACAATGTTTAACAATATTTTAGAACACTTTCCCCCGTCAGATACATACGATACATATATTGAACCATTTGGGGGTTCGTTTTCAATAGGGTTAAAGAAACCTGAAACACCAATTGAAATATATAATGACCTTGAACAGAATGTATATTCATTATATAAGGTAATATCTGACGCCGAACTATTTGAACAATTTAAATATAAGTGTGACCTTGTTCATTACTCTGAGGATCTACGAAAAGAATTTAAGGAAAAATTAAAACAAGAGATATCAGTACTTGACAGAGCGTTTTATTTTTTCTATGTTAATAGAACATCACATAACGGAATTGGTGGTATCAGTATTAATACGGTAATCAGAAGAAAGATGGGTAAATCGGTGTCCGACTTCTTATCGGCAATAGACAGGTTACCCGAACTACATCAAAGATTATCAAAAGTAATTGTATTAAATAGGAGTGGTATTGACATAATCAATAGATATAACCTACCAAATGCGTTTATATATTGTGACCCACCATATGTTCAGTCAACGAGGGGTGAGACAAGATACATTGTTGATATGGATGATGAAATGCATAATCAATTTTTGGATAGTGTAATTAACGCCAATTCAAAAATATTAATTAGTGGATATGATTGTCCGTTATATGATAGATTAACTGAGAACGGATTTACCAAGATTAACTTTGATGTTAATACCGTTAGCGGAAATAGAAAACCTAAAACAAAAGTGGAAACACTTTGGAAAAATTATTAATATGTTAGAGACAAATAGAATTATAAATGGGGATTGTTCCGAGGTGATGAAAACATTACCTGAATCATCAATTGATTTAATTGTTACATCGCCACCCTATGGAGTAGGTATCGCATACGATGTTCACGACGATGATGTTTATTTTGAGGAGTATTTAAAGTTCTCGGAGAATTGGTTAACCCAAGCATTTAGAGTGTTAAAAGATGATGGTAGAGTAGCCATTAACATTCCTTATGAAATCAATCGCCAAGATAAAGGTGGACGGATTTTCTTTGTGTCGGAGATATATCAATTAATGAAAAAAATTGGGTTTAAGTTTTTTGGTATTGTTGATTTAGAAGAAGATTCCCCCCACCGAAGTAAGACTACCGCATGGGGATCGTGGATGAGTTGTAGTTCGCCATATATTTATAACCCAAAAGAGTGTGTTATATTGGCTTACAAACACAAACACATTAAGAAAGTAAAGGGAGAACCACAATGGAAGGGAGTTCCGACTCAAATAGAACAAGAGGACGGAACATTCAAAAACAAAGTGGTTTATCAGGACGAAGATAAGAAAGAGTTTATGGAGTTGGTATTCGGACAGTGGAAATACCTGAATGATTCAAGACCAATGACCAAGGCGACTTTCAGTCTTGATATTCCAAGTAAGGCAATTAAGATATTATCCTATAAGAATGATGTGGTATTGGATCCATTCGCTGGTAGTGGAACAAGTTTAGTGGCGGCGCAAATTCTTGGACGAAAATGGATAGGAATTGAACTATCTCCAAACTACATAGAGGTTGCTCAAAACAGAATAAATAGTTTTATCAAAAAAGAGGAGGTTGTTTAACCTCCTTTTTTGTTTTTCGTTGTATTTATTTAAAAACTATATAAATGAAAAACACATTATCACCACAAGAAATAATAGACCTAAATGAAAGATGGGTTAATTATACATTAGAAGAACAAACATTCGCCGTTAATTTTTTAAAAAGTTTATATCCTGATAAAAAAGAAATTTTAAAAGAGGCTAGATGGTGGAATACGGTCGGAGACATATTAGGTATAGTCGATCCAACAGGTATTATTGATGTTGCTAATGGTTTAGATTATTTTAGACAAGGTGATAATTTATTCGCAATAATGTCTTTAATATCAGCATTACCAATAATTGGTGATGTTGTTGGGAAGCCGGTTGTTTTAGGTTTAAAGGCTGGTGGTGATGTTGCGAAAGCACTAAGAGCGGCTAAAACATCTACTGATTTCGCTAAGGTTGGAGCAAAAGCTCCCGTTTTCGGTAAATTACTTAGTAAAATGGAAACTATTGGTCCAAGACTTATGAAGATTGTTGAAAAAATCCCTGGAGGTAAAGGGTTTACAAATATAATTAGGAAGTGGGTTGGTGAAAAAGGATTGTTAACAAATGCAGCTAAAACATATAAATATACTGGTCGGGCGGGTCGTAAGATTAGTGGTACCTTAATTAAAGATTTTGAAAAAGTAAGTTTACTTAAATCATTAAAAAGTAGTGCCGGATTAGGAACTGGTGGGTCAAGAGCGTTCAGAGATTTCGGTAAAGGTGAGTGGGGATTACTAACAAGAATATTCAAAAAAATTGGTTGGTGGAAGAATCCGGCTTTAACTATGTTGTTAATTAAAACAAAATTTTGGATGAAATTTTTGGATTTTGTCGGGGTTGCTAATTTTGTCGGACCTGAAGAATTATCTAAACAAATGGGGGATGAAGAATTCCAAGCAAAATTACAAGAGTATACTAATTCACCCGAAGGTAAAAAATATTGGGAAGAAGAAATGGGTGGTGTTAAAGATGATGGTACCACTACAACAACTCAACAAGCGGTACAAACACCAGAAAAACAAACGGCAGCGTCTAATGATCCGTTTATGAATGCGTTTAAATCAATGTTTGCGTAATGAAAAAAAGATTAATCAAAGAGTCAGGGATAAGGGATATCAATAAGTTATCCCAAAGATACAAGAAAGCAAAAATATATTTTCACCAAGATTTAGATGGGGTTACTACCGCATTGGCTATGAAAAATTATCTTGAAGATAATGGTATTAAGGTTGTTGATTGTGAGATAATCCAATATGGGGATAAAGAGTTTTCGGTAAAGAAGGCGGACGCAACTGGTGAGGTTATGCCAGTGTTAGTTGACTTTGCTCACGGAAAACCAATGTTTGTTATACATACAGACCACCACGATACACAAGCGGGGGCGGAAGACACAAAGTCAAAGAGTTTCAGGTCATCAAGATCCAATGTTGAAACCATATCACAAGTGTTATCACCAAAAGATATATTCACATCTGAGGACATTAATCTAATCTCAACGGTAGATTCGGCAAATTACGCAACAAACGATATATCACCTGAAGAAGTTATTAATTATTTATTCTCCTTAGACAAAGACAAATCGTTACAGAAAAACAAAATGTTATTGGGATTGGTTACCAATAAATTATTATTAGCCTTTAAAAACAAACCTGGGTTCTTGGAAGAGTTGGTTATGAAATCCACACCCTCCATTATGAACATCCTACAAAACATAAAAAGGATAATGGTTGAAAAAGGTTATGCTGACATACCCACCTTACAGAAAAACAAGGATGTTTATGTGGGTAGTATGAAAAATAACCCCAATGTTAAAATCAGTGGTAATATAATTACTCAGTATGGTGGTGGTAATATGATGAAACCTGGATCATACGATAGATATACACCATTCAAGAACAACCCAGAGGCTGACTTCTTGGTTATTGCTTGGCCGTTAGGATTAGTTCAAGCATCTTGTAATCCGTTTAAGAAAGATAGAGAGTTAAAGGGGATTAATTTAGGTGAGATTAAGGATGAGGTATTATCAAAATGGGAGTCACAATTAAATGAAAGACAAATACCATTATCAACTATTAAGTGGGTGTCTGAGACATCCGTTAAAGAGGGTTCGGTAGGGTTTACATTCAAGGACTTCGCCGCTTTATACGGTAGTAAGTTCAAAACTATGGACAATGGTAAGGAAGTACTAACTGATATCGGTAAGGCAATGTCAAAACACTTTAATGAATTAACCGAAGAGGAGAAGTTAATGTTGGATGAGGTTACCGTAAATGCTTGGGATATTATTGAATCCAATTCAGGTGGTCATAAGTGTATAACTAACATTTCGGGATTAAATTATCTTGGAAGGTCAACAAGACCACCAACAGGTAAGAAATCTTTTGGGGATGACGATGACGCTCCTTATGTTAAATTCGTAAAAATGGTACAAGCTGAGTTCGTTAGAGTGTTACAAAGTAAGATAGATTAATCTTATTACCACTCAAACTTAATTGAGTCACCAACTGATATATCAGAATCTTTACAAGTACCACCTTTTAATTCCAATACCAAGTTACCTGTACCGGGATAATGGTCACAATCTTCTGTATCACACGGGGGACAATTGTTATGTATTTTTGTAATCTTGTTGTCTTTAATATAGATGATATCCAATGGTATAATACAATTCTTCATCCAAAATGAATGAGTTCCATCACCCATCAAAAATAACATCCCATTAAATTCATCATTAAATTTTTTTTTCATCATACCATTTTTTGTATCTTTGGGGGATGAAACAATTCTTACTTTAAACTTTTGACTATTTATACTTAAAATCATATTTATAAATATACGATAGAAATGAAATATAAGCAGTATT